GGAATAAATACTGATGCCTGCGTTGGGTGCAATCTTCACAGGTAGAGAGGGAGCAGAAATGCTCCTTTTCTTGTATAAATATTATTGCACCCAACAAAAGAGCAGTTATGAAAAACCCTAATAGGTTTTATACTTACGCATATTTGCGTGAAGACAGAACTCCTTATTATATTGGTAAGGGAGAGGGAAATAGAGCATATGTAAAGCACCAAAAAGGAATAAGTGTTCCAAAAGATAAATCAAGAATAATTTTTCTCAAGCAGAACCTAATAGAAGAGGAAGCATTCAAGCACGAAAAATATATGATTGCCGTCTTTGGAAGAAAAGATTTAGGAACTGGTATATTGAGAAATCTTACTAATGGTGGGGAAGGTTCTTCTGGTGCTATTAGAACTGACGAATGGAAGAAAAATATAAGAAAAGCAGATGAAATTCGTAGAAAAAACCAAACTGGAATATATTCAATAACTCCAGAAAAAAGAAGGGAAATTGCGTTATACTGTTTGGAAAATAATCTTGGGATACACGGAATTAGTGATGAACAAAGAAGAGAACTTGGGAGAAAATCTGGAGGATATTGTAAAGAGAATGGGTTAGGACTATTTGCGGAAACAAAGGAAGATAGAAGTAAAAGAACAACACAAACCAACTATCAAAAATGGATGTGCCTTGAAACTGGATTTGTTACTAATGCTGGGAACCTTTCAAGGTATCAAATGAGAAGAGGCATTGACAAATCAAGAAGAGTGCGGATAGAATAACTAAACCACCTTGGGATGAACTTTGGGATGAATGAAAAATCTAAAATCTTTTATAGTGTCTGGTGCTGTGCTTATCAACGCAGAAGTCTATATAAAGGAACAGATAGAGAACACAGAGAGCACGAAACTGTGCGTATGTGTTTAGATATGAAAGACGTGAAGTTCTACCAGTTTGATACAGAAAAACCGCGATACTTACAATGATATTCTCAAGACCACTTCTAGGAACTGATACTAAGAAAGTCAAACTATCTTGGATTGAATATTACTGGAACTCCTGTATCATTCAGGGTTGGTACAACTGTTGGTACTCGTTTGCAAATTGGAAAGATTTGGTATTTAATAATTACCAAGACTATGCACTTCTTGTATCTGATGACCCACTAGAGCAGTGTATTTTATACTTCTGGGATAGTTTGGAAGATGAGATTTATCCCAAACACTTCTTAGATAGTTTGCTTCAAATGACCCACGATATTGATACTGGTAAAGAGAAAGTATATCCTATTGATGAAGTTATTGAAAGAGCAAAAAAACTTGTAGAAGATGTGGAGTTGAATGATGAAGACCTTACCTGATAAGTTCCAGTTAAGGATTATGTGGAGTGTTGCAACCTCATCTGCGATTGAATCCAGGCAACCTGCTTATGAAATCTTTGCAAAGTTGCTGTATAATGATCTGAGTGATGAGGAGTTTCCTTTTAAACTTGGTGGAGAAGACTAATGGGGTTATTTGATTATGTGCGTTCTTCATACAACCTTGGAGAACATTTTACAAATGTAGAGTTGCAAACTAAAGGACTTGCTTGTGCAATGTGCCGATATTGGATTTCGCCTGATGGTTCTTTATATGAACTTACTTATAGGGAAACTCACGACTTTGAGGAGATTAGTGAAGATGATGAGCGTTATGACCCAAAAAGAGGATTTTTAAACTTTGAGTGGATACCAACAGGAAAGCACGGTAAAGTAGAACCCTGTTACATTACCGATTATGTTGAGGTTTATCCTGCATCGTGGAAAGGACGATGGGAAGATTGGCCGCGATGTATGATACATTTTAAGCACGGAAAAATACAAGATTTCGAGCATATAACACGATGATTTCCACTGACCTATTTCCATATGAAAATCATCCATACCGATTAGAGTTTGGAGAAAAGAAAAATCCTACGATTTGTTTCTTTTCTTGTGAACAGCACCTTGACAAATACCTAGAAAGGTATAAACTAGATAAGAGAACTCTTAAAATTGATTATCGCGATGGAAAACCCGCTGACACCAGTAAAAAACGTAAGGGAAGTGTGGAACAAAAACCTAAACCAAAAAGTAAAGGAAGTTCTGGTACAAGTAAAGGACGAAAACCCAGCGTGGATTCCGCTAGAAACACTACTCGCACTCCAAAGTCTAAAAAATGATACAAGTAACTGAAAATGAAGATCACACATTCACCATCAGTTGGGATGAGACTTCTCCTACAGAAAGTATTCTCAACACCTGGACAGAAGCAGACTTTATCAAAGTCATTATGGAACGTCTTGAAGAACTGAAAAACAATGAACGACAAGACTAAACTCATTCTTGCATTGATACAGATTGATAACCTTACAAAACTATTGGAAGGCAATGAATATCAAGAGTTTTTATGCAGCAAAATCATATCAATAGAAGTAGAGTTAAAACGTCAGTTGAGTTTTTATGAATAAACAATTTTATGACGATGATGCTTTCTATGTGGAGCAAAAGAAGTATGGTCTATGGCAATCACATTATCCCGATGGAAAGGGTATTATTACATCACTCACTGAAGAAGAGGTTATTCGCAGTACTCGTTGGTATCTTAAATCTCTTCAAGAAGGATTTAATGAATCTAAAACATATTCTACAAAAGATAACTACAAACTCTAAATATCATTAGATGACCATTCTTCAATGGAAGAAATAAGAAAAGGTGATAGAGTAATCTATCTTGGATGTTCTGAGGAACAACTAAATTGGGGAGCAGGTAATGATGACCCAAGAAAAGTTTTGATTGAAGGTGCAACTTATTACGTTGAAAAGGTAGAAGTTCATTCTTATCATACTAAACTTTACTTAAGAAGTGTCCAGGGAAAATTTAATTCAGTTTCTTTTAAAAAATTATGCTAAATGATTGACTTTAGAAAAATTGTAGGTTATTATGACTCAAGATATCCAGCATTAGATCCTACAACGCCACATTACGAATTTAATAGTTATGTTGAGTGTTGCGAAAGTTTAGGTGTTCCTGTTCGCCTTCAATCTTTTATGCGTTATCAACAATATCTTAAAGAGATTGGTTTAGTATGATTAAAAAATTTATTAAATGGTTTATCTCACCTACACAAAAACCCATTGTAGAAACTAACGATATCTACAATAAGTTACTTGAACTTGAAGAAAAATATAATTCACTTCTTCTAGACATTAAACATCTTGAAGAAGAAAACGTAGAAACATCAAATTGCTTCTATGAACTTTCAAATTCCATTGATGCAGTTGATGCTCGTATAGATATTCTGACTCTTGAGAATTGGAGCAAAAAAGATGTATAACTTGGACCCATTTGAAAAAGCACTAGCACATTTTGGTACAAGAGTAGATATCATTATTGCAATGGAAATAGGAGGTAAGATTAGTGAAGAAACTGCTTACAAAAATATTAAAATGGAACTCAAAGAACTCAAGCGAGTACGAAAGTCCCTCAAAAAAGACAAGGATTTGTGATAAGTGTGGAGTGACAAAACCACTTGACGAAAACCATTTCCAGGTGGTAAAGTATTTCCGTGATGGTTTCTCATATTACTGCCACGACTGTTCTAAACCTAAACCAAAAGATTGATTATGGACTATAAAAAGTATTCTCTTGAGAATCTTGAAAATTGGTTGCACGATGCAATGTCTGTAGGTGAAGCAACACCACAGGAGATTTATAACACTATTGTAGATGTAGTTAAAGAAAACTATTATACCTACAAACATCAAACGTCTAAAGCATATGAACTTCTTGCACTTTTGAATAGTGGTGTTGATAATACCAAATATCAGGATTATTTAAATGAAATCTTGAGTTGTGATAAAGATGATCCTTCACTAGAATGTAAAGGTGCTTGGAATGACTTTTGGGAAGATGTCAATAATTGGTCAGAAGAATCTAAACTTCATGTAACTGAAGATGGAGACATTTATCCAGTTCAAGATAAAGTAGTGAAATGGCAACTTCCCGTTCAAGTAGATGGACTTTCTGGTGATTGTTTTGTAGAGTTCCCTGATGATTTGCTAGAAGCAGCAAATCTAAAAGAAGGAGACCAAGTAGAGTGGATTGACCGTGGAGACGGTAGTTTTGAATTGAGAAAAGTAACTAAACCCCTAGGAATGGATGAGTGTTGATCATGGCATTATCGAAGCAAACTCTTGATCATATTTTAGAAGCGGAGAGTCATCTACGTGCTGCAATTCGTGTTGCATCAACATCAGAAAAACCATTAGTAGTAAAACAACTATCACAACTTCTCCTTGATATGGAAAATTGCAAAAAAATTGAAGAACTGATGGATATGCTTGAAGATAGAAAACCTGGAAGTCGTGGTAATTTTGGATCATTCTTTAATGATTAATACTAAATAGTGATGCTTAAATGAGTCGCATCTTTAAGTGGAGAAGAGGCAGAAATGCCTCTTTTCTTGTATAAATAATGTTGCGACTCTATTTAAGACACGAATGAATAACTATTACACTTACGCTTATTTGCGTGAAGACGGAACTCCCTACTATATTGGAAAAGGAAAGGGAAAAAGAATACATTTTACTCACAATAGAAGAATATCAATTCCACCTGAAAATAGAAGAGTTTTTCTTAAACAAAATTTAACTGAAGAGGAGGCATTTAGGCACGAAAAGTATATGATTGCAGTTCTGGGTAGAAAAGATTTAGGAACTGGAATCTTACGCAATCTCACTGATGGTGGTGAGGGAATTTCTAATTTTAGTCATAGTGATGAAACTAAACAAATAATATCTGAAAAAAACAAAAAAAGAATTTTTTCGGATGAGCATAGAAAAAAATTAAGTTCTGCTTTGAAGGGAAAACCAAAATCTGAAGAGACAAAAGAAAAAATGAAATTAGCAAGAAAAAATATTTCAGATGAAACTAGAAAAAAACTAAGTGAATCAAATAAAGGAGAAAATGGTTATTGGTACAATAGAGAATTTTCTCCAGAGCATAGAATGAATATAAGCAAAGGTTTGCGTGAAAAAAGATTTAAGAAAGAAAATAATTAAGTTCTAATACAAAATAATTAAATGAATATTAAGAAAACGTACAACTCCCTTAAATAGTGTTAGGATATGAACATAATCTTGGGAGCAAACCTATGACTCTTCCTTCAAAAGGAAACAATCTAACAGACGAAGAGTTTCGTGAGATGACAGCACTTAAAAATGCAATCAATCAAATGCCGCAAGCAGTTGTTCCAGAAAAACTTGAAACCTTTACTGAATATCTTGTACGAAGTCTACGAGAACGTGGTGGTTGATAAATATCTAAAAAATAATAAAATATGGCACAACCAAAAACACTAAAAATTTCAGCAGTTACATATGAAATGCTCCAAGTAATTGCTGAAAAAAATAGACAAAGAGATCCTATAAAGTATCTTGAAAAGTTTATTCAAGAACAGTACGACAAAATTAAATAAAGACACTTTAAAAACTGTCACATGATCCTGCCCACAAGCAGGATTTTTTGTTTATAATACATCTATTGATTTGAATTCCATGATTCCTTTTTTGCGCCCACAGCAGAAAGAATATATGTTTCTGTCTGGTCAGCATGATCGTATGTTGACGATTGCTCCTACCAGTGCTGGTAAGAGTATCATGATTATTGCAGATGCCATGCGTCAACTGCAAAACAATCCAAACTCTACTATTGTTGTTGTTGCCCCTAAGATTTTGCTGTGCCAACAACTCTCTAATGAGTTTGAAAAGTTCATCAGCAATACCAACATCATTCATATGCACAGTGGAGAAACTGAGCATACTCGAATCACTAATTTTCTTGAACTTGCATACTACTGCGAAACAACTCCTGGATCTAAAGTAATCTTTACAACTTATCATTCTTTGCATAAGATTCATCAAGCAGAAATTGATATTGATGTAACTTATCTTGATGAGGCGCACAATGCTGTCAATCGTCGTTTCTTTGATGCTGTAAAGAATATCAGTAAGAGTTCCAAACGATTTTATTCAATGACTGCAACTCCTAAGTTCAGTCAAACAAGTCGTCCTGGTAACAATGATGCTGAAGTATTTGGTAGTAAGATCTTTAGTGTCAAAGCACCAGATCTAATTCAAAATGGTAGCATCCTTGCTCCTAAAACTTCTGTTGTTAAAATTACTGGAGCACGAGACAAAGAGAATGCAGCAGAACGTGACTTTTATACACTTTGCGATTCTATTCTCAATGAAGATGACATGAACAAAGTATTGGTTGTTGCACCTAATACTAAAGTTCTGAATCAAATGCTATCAGATACTGCACTTATTCCTGAGATGCGAATCAAAACTTTGTATCTACTGTTCAGAGTATTGGTCGTTGTATTCGTGTGAGTCCTGAAGACACTGAACGTATGAAGACTGGAGATCTGATTCCTGGCGACTTTGAGAATTATGCCAAACCATTTGGCAAAGTCATAATTCCAGTGTATGATAATAAGGTAGGTATTTCCACAGCACGTCGCGTAGAAAACGTTGTTGATGAGGTATTTGTAAAAGGTAATTTTGTTGCTGATTATGTAAAATGACAACTAATTCAAAAACTGGATTTGAAACTTCTGATGGATATGCTGCTGTACCATGGGGAAAGAGGTATGTTATCCTTTTTCAAGGTCAACAACTTGAAGACGTAAAAACTGTTTTGCAGGCACAAAAATTCATTAAGCAGCATCGTGCCACTCCACAAAGTGGCACAGTGTTTGTCTAATTGATTCTTTTTTTATTATAAATTCTCAACAATCAACCACATGTCACACAAACCTTCTTGGGGTCAACTCTTTTCCCAGGCAATCAAATCTTCTAAAAATGGAGTTTATTTTGCTAATTTTGAGATCGAAAATCTTGCCAACAAATATCCTTGTGGATTTTATCAATTTGCTACAAAAAGTTCCTACGATAACAATGAGTACAAGTGTGGAGAAACTAAAGTAGGTGTCGTTGAACGTCTTTATGGACAACGCAGTGCTGCTGAGCGTGAAGATTACTTGATTGTTGGGTGGATTCCTTCTGATCTTCCAGTCAAGAAAGACAAAGAAGATCAACGTATTCTTCGAGAACTTCATGATCAGAAAAAATGTACTCTAAGCAAAGTCTTGAATTCTAATCGCACTTCTAAAGAATGGGCAATTTTTCCCGACAACAATCCTGAAGAAGTTTGGCGTGATTATCTTGGCAATGATGCCAAAAAGTTTGATCTTGCCTTGACTATTTGGCAACTTCAAGCAATGGATCAAATCTTTTCTTTCCTTGGTGAAGGTAAGAAAAAGATCATGGCAGAACTTGCTGCAAGATTTGGTAAGACTCTTGAATATCTTGCCATGTTCCTTGCAGTTAAGCACAAGATCATGGTTGTTGGAACTTATTATTTGACTGCTCTTAAATCCTTCAAGAAAGAAGTTAGTCTTTACAATGAGTTTTCCAACTTCATTGTTCTGGAACTTAAATCCGATACTTTCCAGGAAGACTTTAACCAAGGTCTAGTCGATGGTAAGAAGATTGTTGTTCTTGCTTCTCTTTGTGGAGATAAAGAAGCAAATACTACTGTGCGTAATCAAAATGCACAATTCATTGAGCAATTCACTGACAAAATTACTGTCATTGATGAAGCAGACTATGGAGCACATACTGAGAGTTGTGTACCTTTTGTAAATCGTATTGGTTACGGCGCACCCGTGATTCTTACTACAGGAACTAATAGCGAACGTGCAAAAGGTTTTCATAATGATCTTGATGCTTTTTTTAGACTTACCTACCTTGACCAGTTGATGATGGCAGGTACAAAAGCAAAGATCAAAAATGAGATTGTCAAGCAATTCAAACGAGCATATGGGTTTGAGAAATGTCTAGCAAAGGTTCGATTCTATCGCAATGATTGGAGTCGTTTTGTTCCTCTGATTGATGGGCATGAAGCAAAGTTCAATCCTTCATTCTCTAAGGTATCTAAGAACGTCAAGAAGAATCAAGGATTTTGGGCAGGACTTTACAAGTCATTTATGGGCACCAGTTCTATCATGGATGCCAATGATTTCAGTCTTGCTAATTGTATTGAAGGTGATGCTAAGTCTGTCATTCAATTTGTAAGCATGGAAAATAAACAGATGCACTATCTTGAATCTATTGCAAAATCAATTCTTGGTGAGTTTTATGAGGTTCATGTTATCAATGGTGATGTTGTCAAGGGTGAAGATACTGAACAATATGTAAATGATAAGATTCGCATTGCTGAACAAAATGGCAAACAAGTGTGGATCATTGCGTCTCAAATGTGTCAGCGGTCTTTCAGTATTCCTGAGATCAATGTTGTCATTCTCACTTATGATAATGGTGATATGGGTGCAACTATTCAAAAGATGAGTCGTGCTCTGACTGCTGGAGATAGTGAAAAGATCGGTCATATTATTTCTATTTCAATTGATGGTACTAGGGATGATAAGATTTCTCCAATGATTCTAGATGCTGCAAAACAAGTTGCAGATCATGAGGATATTGATATTGTTTCTGCTCTTCGCAAAGTCATCAAAACTCTTCCTATCTTTGAGATGGGTGAAGATGGTTATAATATTCAATTGGAAGCGGATGATTATGCTAAAGAAATCTTTTCTTCTAGCAATTCTCATCGACTTGTGATCAATAATGATCGTCTGAAGTATGAAGGTTGTCTTGATTTCATTGATTTGGATAGTTCTAATGTAGAAAAAGCAAAAGCAGTGTCTGATTTTAAAAAAGGACAAACTCACCTTAATTCATTAAACAAATCAAACAACAAACTAACTTCTGAAGAAAATCAACTATTTACGCAACGACGTAATAAATTAGATAAAATTATTGATCGTACTTTTTATTGTATTAAAGAAGTTCGTAAAAATAAAGATAAGATCAATTATCAGTCTTTTGTGAATATTCTCAATACAAATCGTTTTGTTGCCGATTCTATTGGTGTGAGTGCCCAGGAGTTTGATATGTTAGTTAAAGATCGCTATATTGATCTTTCATTGTTTTCCCTGCATGTTGAATGTACCAGTTGAGTAACTGACCTACCATGCCCCAGAGAAACTCTAGGGCATGGTATTATTTTTTTATATCTAATTATTTTATGAATCGTCTGACCACAGAGCAATTCAAACAACACTTCACTGTTGATAAGGAGACTTTGATTCTGTCTCCCCAGGTTGCTATGATCGCAAGTTTTCTTGGGTATCAGTTTGATTTTTCTTTTGATCCAAGCGATGTTAAGAACAAAATCTATGATACTGTTCTCATTGACATTATTGAAAATCAAAAGTTTCCTGGTTCTTCTGCAAAGCATGAATATCGTTGGTTAAAACATGCTTTTGACTATTTGGGTAACAACAAAACCTTGATTTGCAAAGTTCCTATCAAAGTTTGCTCTCAAGTTTATGATTTGAAAGACTTTACCATTGATAAGGTTGAAATGTTTGAGGAAGATGCAATCCTTAAACTTAGAAAAGGAAAAACTAATATAAAAACCTCTGTTGTATATGATGGACAAATAATTGAGATTGACGTATCAAAAACTCCAATTCTACACACAAACACTCCAGAATACTACTCTTATTTTGAAAATGTAAGTGACAAAGATGCACTAGAATACATCAGTTTGTCTGCAGGATTGAAGGAAAATAATCGAGAACAGTATCATAAACGAGTTAAATGGAATCATGATCGAGTGGTTTGTGTTTCTACTGGATTTGAAAATAGTAATATCAAAAAGAGATTGAATATGTATTCCTTCGATGAAATTGCTGATCGAAAGATGGCAGTTGATTGTTTTTATGTTCCTGAGGATATCAATTACGATAGTTTTGTAAAAGTTTTGAAAAGTCAAAAGTTTCTTTCATTCCTGTCCTCTGTATGCTATAATAACTATCAATCATTCAAAAAACCATTTAAGAAAAAGGTGTTTAACAAAAAGATTATAGAGTTCTGCAATGAAAAGTGATTTTTATATTGAAAAAGTTGAGAGAAAGGAAGTAGAGCATCTTCTTCTTACCTATCACTACCTAAAAGATCATTCTAAGACATTTAGATCTGGGCACCATTATGCTCTTTTTAAGGGCGATCCTGATTGTGTTCTACGACCTGTAGGCACTTGTGTAGGTGCGATTGTTTTTACTGGAATTCCTGTTCCAGAAATTGCAGTATCTGCATTTGGACTAGCAAGAGAAGATCAAGATGGATTATTTGAACTATCGCGTCTTTGTATTCATCCTGATGTGCAAGCAGAAGAATATAACATTACTTCTTGGTTTGTATCAAAAGCAATTAAACAATTTCGCAGAGATGTGGACGTAAGGGCAATTTTATCATATGCTGATGGAAAGTTTCATAAAGGTGTGATCTATGCAGCATCTAATTTCAAATACTATGGAATGACATCTGCAAATGTAGCAGATTTTTGGATTCTAAATGATGATGGAACTTATACTAAAAAGTCCAGAGGTGGTGGAAAAGGATTGATAGGAGAATATCGCAAGAGAAGTCAAAAGCACAGATTTCTCATGGTTTTTGATAAGTCTTTGAAAGTTCTTTGGAAAGAGGAGAAATGGACCAATCCTCAAACTGTCCACCCCACACCCACTGGCGAGTGAAGATGGCATATAATAACTTCAGATGAGAGACACTCATCCCCAATCGCTTTCAAAATGGAAACCACTGAACTGATTAAAGACCACTATGACACGCAACCTGTCATGATGGAATTCACAGTTGAAGAGCATGATCTCCTGAATTCTATTCTGTGTCATGCTGTTGATGGAATGGATCTTGCTATTCCCTGCATTTACGATTTGCCAGAAGATTCGGAAATCCGACAGCGTTATGAAATGCTTGATCGCATGAAAAACCATTCTTATTCACTCTGGGCACAACGATTCGGTAATTGATTATGAAATTCTCTGATCTTAACTTTCAACCACACTCAAACTATCCTGATAGTGGTATTGCTGCTCGTCACTTCTTTCCCAATGGTTATGGGATTTCGGTTGTTAGATTTCCAGGAAGTTATGGTGCTAATGAAGGACTTTATGAACTTGCAGTTCTCCAAGGACTTGAAGATGAATGGGAGATCTGCTATGATACCCCAATTACTGATGATGTCATGGGGTATTTGACTATAGAAGATGTTGAAACTGTTCTTACTCAAGTTAAAGAACTAAAATGAAAACTTCTACTGCTCTTGCTGTTTGATTTATGACTATTACTCCTATTGACAAAACTCACTGGGATGATCTTTATGCTCGCATCCATGATGCCTATGTGGAGTGTATGAAGCATAACAATACCACATATGAGCAGAAACTGGCACAAGTTCTAGATCATATGATTATTAACAAAAAACATCTTTATATTCGATGAAAACTTCTACTGCTTTTGGTGTTCTATTTGTTGCTGTTGTTATTGTAACAGCAAGTCTATTCTTTGAAGCGTGGTTGCTTGGACTGATTCTGTCTTGGTTCAGTGTGTCTTTGACCTTCTGGCAGAACTTTGCTATCATTGCTCTTGCTAATCTTATCTTCAAACCCACTGGAGTTTCCTCTAAATGATTACTACAATTATGGCAGGATTTGCCTTTGGTTATTGTGTAATGGATATTATTCAAAACTATCGTGCTAAGCGTACTATTGACGAACTGCTCAAATCTACTATTGAAGGTGACAAATGAACAAACAAAACGGATTTATTGACCCTGGCGTTGCTGTTGTTGGTCTCGCTGGTGTAGTTATTATTGCTGGTCTTGCTTTTGGTCTTCCACAATATGGAGTTTATACCAAATCTCTAAATGGGAAAGCACAACTTATGGAGGCGGAATATACACGTCAAACTGCTGTATTGGAAGCACAAGCAAAGAAAGATTCTGCACAACAACTTGCTGATGCTGAAGTGATTCGTGCTCAAGGTGTAGCAAAAGCGAACTCCATTATCGGAGATAGTCTAAAAGGTAATCCTGCTTATCTTCAGTACCTATGGATTACTCAAGGCGAAGAAAACACCAGTCGAACTGTTTATATGGTTCCCAGTAATGGTGGGGCACCCGTACCAACTTTTGATATTCAACAAGCACCTGTCATCAAGAAATGACCAAAAAACACATTACCTACATCATTTGCGCTTTTGTTGTCATTCTTGGATGGAATGTCTTTCTAATGCAGCGTGATAATGCTCTCTATAAAGCACATTATCGCCAAAGTGCTATAGATAATCTACAGAAACCTGCCCCTGCAGAGATTAAATGACTCTTGCAGTTGGCATCTTCACTTACCTTATGTTGGTAGCATTAGTATCACTTTTGCTCACCTATTATTTTAAGGCAATTCACCCCAAAGACGAATCTCACTTTAACTAAAATGATCTCAAAACAACTCCGCGACCTTATCAAGCAAGCAGAAATGAACAAAGTGGCAGAAGAGTTCTGGAAAGAAGTTGAACGCGAAGCAGCAAAACTTGAAGTAACTGTTGACTATTACTTAGCCGAATTTTACTAATGACTTTTATTCTTGGTATGGGAGTTGGCATTCTTTTGACTATAGGAGTTTCTCTTATAGTTGCCAACGACATTGACAACGACGACAACTAATCTTAAACTTAAGAGGTAATTTACACAAACAAATGAAGTATCTGTACATTGTTGACTACTGGGTTCCTTTTCCTTCTTCTGAGTATGGCGGACTAATCAATGTTATTGCCGAAAATGATATTGAGTGCCACGATATTCTACGAGACTCAGATGATTATGATGACCGATATGAAAGTAAAATTATGGAGCGTGTAGTTGCTGCTCCTCGTTTTGCTCTTGCAAATGAAGAAGAATCCCGTATTGTTGAATCCTTTACCACCTGATTATGACCAATCACGTTATGCACACTAACAAAATGATGTTTGATCTGAAGCAGCAACATCAAGTACAAGTCAGTCGCCTTCAAGAAAAAATCACAGAGCAAGAGCAAGAAATTGCACAACTCAAAACTTTGGTTTCTTTGTTGAGCATTGAACGAGAATATGATTGTTAGAAACATGACATATAAACCAAAAACCAACGACTATGTAACTTGGGAGAAAGGTGTTGAAGGTTGGGTTTATTTTGTGGATGATGAATATATTACTATTGAGTATGTTGTAAGACCTAAAGATGAAGTAAACTATCTTGCCTGCTCCATCCATGCAAATGAAAGATTACTTGTTGTTTGTTATAGAGAAGATTGGAACCAGTTAAAATATATTAAGTCGCGTAAATCAATCTATGAAGAAGAGGAAAACTGTGTTCCGTCTGATTGCTAAATCGCTTGGTGAAAAAAGTGGTAAAGATGATAAAGAGGCAGATAAAATAGCAATTATACGTCTCTTTATGTTTTTGTCTATTTTTATCACCAACTGCTTCATCATCGCTAATGCAATTCGACACTGGAATGACGAGACTAAAATCGAAGTACTTGTGGAAACTTGTACGATTCCAGAATATCAAACTCCACCACCATTTCAAAGAGCAAATAGGACCCTTGAGTTTGAGTAGAAATAAATAATAAAAAAGTATAAGTAAAATGCTGACATTCAGAGAGTTCTATCAAATCTGTGAGGGGAAAAAACCTAATATCCCTCCACATGCAGTTCCTGGAACATTCCAAACACATAGAGATCCACAAACTGGTGATGTAACTCATAGATCATATACTCTTCAACCATATGAAGGTCCACTAGGTAAACCTAAAAAGAAAGAGATTCAAAAATTAGTTATAGATCGTAGTGGTAGAAAAGGTGTAGAGAAGTTAATTAAGAGTCAAGAAAAAGAAGAAAAAAAGATTAAAAAAATTAAAGAGGATATTGAACAACTTAGAAGAGGACTTGAAACTCTTGAACGTCAATCTGCACCAAGACAAAGACTTGCCGCGAGGAGAGCAGCAGCAAAACAAAAAAGTAAAACTCTTGCATCAGATTTTCAAAAAAGACAAAAAGAAAAGATGCGTGCGCAAAGAGCAATTATGAGTCGTTGAGTGGACAGTTTGAAAAGCGCACACTGACCAAACACAAGCACCCCAATCTGATCTATATTACATTTGTTGAGTTGAGAACCAACCATGAATCACTTTGATGACATTCAAATTGAAGAATCTGATGGATTTGATTTCCAAGAAGCAGATCTTGAAGATCTCTTTGATCAAGATGACAACCCTCAGACTTTTAATTCTTTTTTGAACAGTAACTACGATTATTGATGTTTGCTTCTGTTCTAATTCGTCATCATTTCCACAAACTTGCTACTGTGAACCCTGACACGCTCAATTTCACTGGTGATGCAGTTACATACCTAGGTTTCTTAGGTATCATTTCTGCATTTATCATTGTAGTTACTGCTTTCAAACGTTTTTATGGATCTCCTTACAATGTTCGCGTAAAAACTCAAACAAACAACGAAACTCCTGAACTTTATATTGAAACCAATGACTGAAACTGTGAATGTCCTTCCACATCTTCGCGAACTTCAAGAAACTTGGAGGCGTCAAGATTTTAAGTTCACTTCTTCACAAAAAGAAGAATATGAAATGTTGCTTCAAGCGCGACGAGAACGTGTTAAATGGTTTTATGAGACAGATCGTGTTTGCAAAATCAGCAAATCTGCTCAAGATAAACTGAAAGAAGACAATTAAAATAATTCTTCAACCCCGCAAGGGGTTTTTTAATAAATAAATAAAAAGTTTTTAGAGTGTCATGGATTCCAGAGAACAGTACGAATATCACAAACTTCTAAAGTTTTTATATTTTGAAGGTTATGCTGATTCATATGAAGATGCAGCATATCTTTTAGAAGAACTATCTGATGAAGAACTTGGTGAACTGTTGGAAGAATATGAGTTGAATGAGGCACATACATTTCCTTTAAGTCCTGAAGAGCGTGCGATTGTATCTAGAATTGCTGCAATCAATAGAGGAGAAACTCCAAAGAAAAAAACCTCAACAAAGTCTGCAAGCAGAATAGAACCTTCTACTTCTGGTCCAAGAAGAGAAGGAGTTAAGAATGTTGAATATAAGGAAGAATATGATCTTTATGACATCATTCTAGATCATCTTCTAGGTGAAGGTTATGCCGAAACTGTTGAAAGTGCAGAGGCAATCATGGTGAACATGAGCGAAGAATGGAAAGATGAAATCCTTTCTGTTGTCATGAGTGAAGGTTGATGAAAACATTTACTCAGTTTATTGTAGAAGCAAAAGAAGCAAGACCACCCCAAGAAGTTCTTGCTAAAATAGCAAAAGCATATGGTAGAAAATATCGTGATGTAAATGTTGATACTTCTCATAGTGAAAAGACTGGCAACATTCGTGTGAATCAATTATGGGTTCCTCCCCATCTTCAGGGAAGGGGAATAGGAACCAGAGTGATGACAGGTCTTCGTAAGTATGCAGATAAAACTGGTAAAAAAATCACCTTGAATCAAGATCCTGATCCTGGAAAGAAAAAGAAATTAGCAGACTTCTATAAATCTCATGGATTTGAAGCAAATAGAGGTAAAAAAAGAGATTTTTCAACTACTGACACGCATATCAGACATCCACAAGTAAGGGAATCTATCAAACTTTTAGATGATGCTTGGATTCCACCTGCATCAAAAAGATTGAGAGGTGGAACAGAAAGTCCATTGAGTGCTGCAAGAAAAAAAGGAACTGATGTTGATAAAGTAAGAAAATCAGTTAACAGATTCGCTGACCCAATCAACAATCCAAGGCATCCTGACATTGATTATAAAAAGGATGAAAAGACAGGAGCACATACGTTCACGCACAAGAAGCATCCAATCCAAGTAACTTATACTCCAGGTGATAAACCAAATACATTTATTCAGAACACAACTAAAACTGGAGAAACAACTGATAGAGTTGGTTCAGGTAAAGCAATGCAAGACATTAAAAAGAAAGTATCATCTTCAGCAAGACCTGGAACTGAAATTCTATCACAACCTGTAGGACCTCGTAGAGCATCATTGAATACGAGAACTCAGGGAATGGGTCCCCCAAATAAAAAGGGAATACAGGGAGGAATTGTAAGAAATCGTTCACCAAAACAAAAAGCCAGCGGTGCGAAACCTTTAGATCCAGTGAAGCATACTGGGACATATATTGATCCTAATCATTAGAAATTATAACCAGTTTCGCAACTGTCCACCGAGACCAGCGTAGATGCTATTTCATGCGCTAAACTGACTTCGTTGAGACAAACACCTCATGACTGCAACCCAAACCATGATTCTGTTCGAGACTGGCAACGATCTCTCTGATGATTTCACGAAAGTATGTTATCGTCGTCTGAAATCTGATAGTTTTGATGTGTACGAAATGATTGGAAACTCTAAAGTTTCAATTCAACATCGTGCTCGTCGTGGACCTTCTGAACTGATCAAAGAAGATCCCATCAAGGGTAACACTTATGTTGCAGGAATCGCTTATGATTCTTTTGATGTTTGGGTGAAAATTGAAGATGCTGATCCTAGCATTGGTCGCCCTGGTTGTTCTAAATGTGTTGGAGATGATATTCGTACCTTTGAGGATGCTATCTCGATTGCACAAGAATATATTTGATTTGTAAAAGGTGGACAGTCTCTAAACTGTCCACCAGACCTCTTAGAATCGCCCACAGTGCCCTTAGAATGACTTTGTTGAATCAAACCACTCCTGACATGGTATTTCACTACACTACAAATTGGCGTGAGGGTAAAGTCTGTCAAATGTGGATTGAAGAGGTTGGAAAGAACCTCTATGTTGCTGTTGCATACAATCCTGAAGAGGATAAAAGCATGACAATGAGCAATCCTCGCGGTTACTTTGATACTCTTGATTGGGTTCGTGGTTGGTGTGGAAGTTTCTCTATTGTTCCCACTTACTGCTGATTTTCAACACAACTTTCTTATTTTAATCATGAGCACTCGTTCTCGCATCGGTCTTGAACTCAAGAATGGTTCTATTCTTTCAGTATATCATCACTCAGATGGTTATCCTGAATGGTTGGGACGTACTCTAAAGACTCACTATAATACTTATCAAAAAATTGCAGAATTGATTGATGGAGGTGACATGAGTTCCTGTTGGACACAATCTCGTTGGAACTTTGATGGTTCATCTACTAAAGTTGAAGAATATGGTCCACAGTATTATGTTAGGCAACATGATGGGGAGTGTCCTCCACGCCTAGACAAAGATTTGAATGAATATCTATCTAATGGTGAAGAGTATTGGTATCTTTTTACTGAAGGTGAATGGGTATGTTATGCGAATGATTATCGTGGTCCTGATCTCGTAAAAGAGGTTGAAATTCCATCTGCTACACTTGCAGTATGACTATGAACACTGGTTACACTTTCAAACGAGTTAAATTCACACAAGATGAAGAAACTTGCATCTTGCGTTTGCTATTCCAAGCACGAGATTGTGGAAATTGCAGTGTTGACCAAGAATGGCACCCTGTAATTAACGATCTCATCACAAAGTATTACAATTCTGACATCAAAGAAGCACAGGAGTTTCAAACACTATGAAGTACATTGTTGATCTCTACGTTGGAGGCAAAGTCTTTAAGGAAGAAGTGTATGCAAATTCTCCTAAAGATGCCCGTGAGACTGCCACAGCACGAAATCCTCATGCCAAAGTTGTTGGTGTTAATGTGAGTTTCAAATGATGAACACTACCGAAGAACTGACTATGACAACTACTGAAGAACTGACTATGACAAAATCTTTGCAACTTTTGTGTGATGGATTCAAGAATGAGTTTGCTGCTTATGTATTTGCAGAACTCCAAAACACAGATCTTCTACAACAACTTTCATCAGAGTTTGTAGAGTCAGATATT